CAGTGAGTGGATTATTGAAAAGAACGCTTTTCAGGCTTTCTTGACTCAGGATGAAGGCATTAAACAATTTTTAGCATCTCGCGGCGTTCTACTCAAAGAACACCATACTGGTTCTAATAAGTGGGACTCAGGCTTCGGTGTTGCATCTATGGCCACCCTCTTCGGTACCAAGCAACACGATGGTAAGCACCACCGCGATAACTTAATACATCTACCTAGTGACCAGACTGAAAACGTCAAGGCTCTTATTGAGCAGTTGATTACGTGGACACCTACCACTAAGGGTAAGACCGATATGGTGATGGCACTTTGGTTCTGTGAGATCAGAGCAAGAGAGATGCTCAACTACGGCCAGTACGCCACGCACCACCTAAAGAATCCGTTTTTAACTAGCGCAGAAAAGCGCAAACGAGTAGTCGTCAATATAGACGAGATGCTTGCCAACCAGAACAAACTGTTCGTCTAAGGAGATATAATGGCGATTTCAAATCGTGGTGAAATGGGAGTCGGCGGTGGATCACGTGGTCCAGCAAGAGGACCTGGCGGTTATTCTTATCGCGGTAGTGAGTTAACTGCAGCAGAAAAGCGTGCTTTAGTTAAGCAAAATAAATCTGCTCAGTCTCTAAAAAATACAGACCTTGATAAGCTTGAAAAAGGTCGAGCTGCTCGCGCAGCAAAGAAAGCAGCTGACGCTGCAGCTAAAGCAAAGGCACTTAAGAAAGCAGAAACCAAAGGAAAGATTAAGGGCGCTGCAGCAACTGTAGGCCTTGGTTCTGCAATGAAGCTTGCAACATTTACCAAAGAAGACAAGAAGAAAACAGAAGCCAAAAAGACTACTAAGAAGACAGGTAAATAATGCCAGGAGCAAAGAAGCCAACACCTAAGCCAACAGTCAAGGCAACTAAGAAGCCATTGACCGCTTCTGAAAAAGCATTCATTGCCAACCAAAAAGCCAAGGCAAGAACAGCTAAGAAGACCGGCATTTACGTAAACACAGCAAATTAAGGAACCCCAGTGCTAACACCAAAAGAAGTTAACGCGAAGTTAGGTCGCTTGCAGACCAAGTTTGCAGCCCGCGACCAACGTATGCGTGACGTCCTTTCGGTGCGTCAAGGAGATCTATCTAAGGTCTATCCTTCGATGTTCTCCGAGGATTACCCTAAGCCACTCGTTGCCAACTTTATTGACGTTGCAGCACGTGACTTGGCAGAAGCAATGGCACCACTGCCATCCTTTAACTGCTCTGCATCCAATATGGTTTCCGATTCAGCGCGTAAAGCTGCTGATACTAGAACTCGTATCGCTAACTTCTATGTTGGCGTATCAGAGTTACAGCTCCAGATGTATGAAGGTGCTGACTGGTATAACACATACGGAATGATGATTGGTATGGTCGAGATGGACTACGACTCTAACAATCCACGTATGCGTCTGCTCAACCCTTGGGGTTGCTACCCAGAGATGGACCGCTTTGGTCGCGTAGTATCTTTGACTCAGGTTCTTAATACTGACACAGAAACTCTTGCATCCCAGTACCCAGAGTTTGCAGAACAGATTTACAAGAAGAATAACTACCAGCCTGGTAACCCATACATCACTATGGTCCGTTACCACGACGCTGAGCAGGACTTGATTTATCTACCAGAGCGTCAGAACCTGACTCTTGTACGCACACCAAACCCAGTCGGTAAGTGTCTTGTACACGTAGCGATGCGTCCATCTCTTGATGGACAAGCACGCGGTCAGTTTGATGATGTCTTGGCAGTACAGCTTGCACGCGCTCGCTTTGCAATCCTACAGATTCAAGCAGCAGAGAAGTCTATCCAAGCACCTATTGCTATCCCACAGGATGTACAGGAACTTGCACTCGGTCCAGATTCTATTATGCGTTCTTCCCAACCGCAGAACATTCGTCGCGTTGGACTAGAACTACCACCAGGAGTCTTTACTGAGTCAGGAGTACTAGAACGTGAACTACGGCTTGGCGCTCGTTACCCTGAATCACGATCCGGAAACATCAACGCAAGTGTTATTACTGGTCGTGGCGTTCAAGAACTGCAGGCTGGCTTTGATACTCAGATTAAATCCGCACAGGCCCAATTCGCCAGAATGTTTGGCGATCTCATTGGGTTATGCTTTGAGGTAGACGAGAAGCTATTTAGTAGCGTACAGAAGACAATCAAGGGTTCTGAAGATGGAACACCTTATGTTTTGAAGTACACACCAGGACGCGACATTCGTGGCGAGTACGGTGTAGAAGTACGTTACGGAATTATGTCTGGTATGGACCCATCACGTGCAATCATTGCACTACTCCAGATGCGTTCAGACAAGTTGGTATCACGCGACTATGTACGTCGTGAGATTCCAATGGACCTTAACGTCACACAGGAGGAACAGCGTGTTGATATTGAAGAAATGCGCGACGCTCTTCGCGTTTCTGTGGCCCAGTATGCACAGGCAATACCTGCTCTCGCAGCGCAGGGGCAAGACCCTTCACAGATTGTCTCTCGTATCGCAGAGGTTATCAAGGGTCGCCAAAAAGGATTAGCACTCGAATCAATCGTGGAGAAGGTCTTTGCACCAGAACCACAGCCAGAAATGGCACCAGAACTTCCAGTAGCAGGTGCGGCCCCCGCTCCTGCCTCGCAGCAACCTCCACAAGAACAAAGTGGTCAGGCCCCTGCTACTGGTCAAACTCCAGATATAGCCACACTACTAGCCGGTATCACCGGCGCAGCGTAACCGAAGGAGGTGCAAATATGAACAAGGGATCACACGCTCCAGCCCCAGTACAGCCAATCAAGGTTGACACTAAGGCAGGATCAGTTAAGGGCGGTAAAGTTGACTTCGGTTATGCCGGAACAGCTCGCAAAGGCAAGAAGGCTTAATTAGTGGAAAGGCGTGCAGGAGATGCAAAATAATAAAGTGCCACCTCCTGTACGCCGTTCTCACTTCATAGTTGTATTTGCAGAGTTTGCATATAACTTAATGCAAGCAATATCAGGATTTTTTGAAGCGCTATACGAACTGAGCATCTACCACGCTAATCGCTCAGTAGAAGAAAACAAAGTGTGGGAACAAATGACACAAGACTTAGAGACTTTAGAGGAGGACAAATGACAACTGCGCCAATGAACCCATTAGCAGGTCCTTCCGGTCCAGGACAGTATTCAACCCGTACAGATAAACTTGATATGGGTTCAACATCATACGGAGAAGGTCAAGAGACAGCAGCCATTAAGTCAGGCGCAACTCTTGCTACCACTCCTGATGTAAAAGGAACGCCAGCATCTGCTGTGCGTGAAGCGGCAATTACTCCGCTATATGCTCCAACCGAGCGCCCAGATGTACCTATTCAAGAAGGTATTGATATGGGACCAGGTGCAGGATCAGAGGCACTTGCTATGCGTCAAGAAGACGACACAAATTTTAGAGCAGCAATTACTTCATACAAGCCAGTACTAAACTTCATTGCAGACCAGCCTAATACTTCACCAGAAACACGTGCAGCTATTAGGCAGTTATGGGATAACCTGTGAGTTTATGGAACAGAATTGGTGATGTAGCAACTACTGCGGTAAAGAACACCGGCAAGTTCGGTGGAGAGATTCTTGAAGCAACAGGAAGTGCTGCACGTTTTGCTTGGGATGTAGGAACTGCACCTTGGAATGACGCAGATGAATACAACGGTTTTATCCAACCCTTTAAGACTGCTGCAGAAAAAGAAGGCAAAGATATAATCAAGCCTTTAGCATCTGCTGCTGGCGCTATTATGAAGGTTCCTGGTGTACAACCAGCCCTTGAGCGTATTGGTTATATCAACCAAGAGTACATTCGTGAACCTCTTGCTACAGTTGCACTAGCAGTTGGTGAAATTAACCGACGTAGCGTTACTGGCGAAGGTCCACTTATCGCTGAACTTGGCTACTTTGACCCTAAACTATGGAGCAAAGCCTACAAAGGCGCTCAGGAAATCTCATTAGGTCAAGCAGTAGTGGGCGCAGGGCGCTCAGTGTATGACCCAAAGTTTAATATCTACGATCCAGCACAGCGCGATGCAGCTTTTAAGAAGAGCGCTTGGGGTAAGTCCACATCAGGTGGCGTTGATTTACTAGCACAGTTCTTTGGTGATGTAACTCTTGCTGGTGCTAAGGTTACACAGGTAGCAAAGGCTAGCCAACTAGGTGTAGGGCTACTTAAGAATTCAGATGTTGTAGCAAAAGCAGCGGAAGATATTACAAAAGCGCAGTTTGGCGTGAGCAATCGCTTTAGTAAAGTACTAGATGACTTCACTAAGAACGATTCCTTGTACGCTTTGAACCATCCAATGGTTAAGTCTTCATCACAGCCAGGACTATTAGCACATTTGCTAGGCGATTCTGTAGACCGTGACGAAACAGCAATGATTCTACGCTCTGCTCTAGGTGACCCTGTAGCGATGGATGAACTTCGCCTACAGCGTGCATACATTACAGATGCACTAGAAACAGCACGTGGTGATTTATCTGCCGTTGATGAATTTAAGTTATTTGCCGCACCAGATGGTAGCGGAATGCTACCTTTCTTGAACGATAACCCAACTATTATTAAGCAAGCGCAGGATAACTACACATCTTTGGCTGCATCTGACAAGTACTTTGCTAAGTTAATGCAACTTGGCGAAGGTGGCGGTTCGCTTACCCGTACAACTGGTAAAGGTTTACAGCAAGCAGAAGACTTTGTGGCAACTGCTCGTGCTATTAAGTTCTATGACCAAACAGTAGGCGCAGCCAAGCTTGAGGTTTATCAGCCAACACCTTTCCATCGTTTATACCAAAAGTTCTCTTGGGCTGCAGGCGAGCGCCCAGCAGGACTTGTAGACTTTAATGACCCAGATTCATATAGAGAAGTTGTTGCAACACTTGAGCGTTTGCGACCAACCTCTGCTATTAAAGGAACACCATCTACTGTAAAAAGAGTTGGCCTTTTTACTGATGAGCAAGCAAACGGCCTTCTTAATAGCTATATTGCTGCAGCAACTCCTGAGCAAAGATTTATTGCTACCCAAAATATTGAAGAGACAGCAGTAAGAGCGCTAGCAGCTAAGTATAATATTGACGAAGATGCCATAAATGATATCTATAATAATTACAAAGGCGCTCGTACGTCTGCCCTAAAGTCAATTCAAAAACGCGGTTATATGGTTGACACAGATGGATCTGTTATTAGTGTGCCACAACTTGAATCACAAAGTGCTGACTTCTTGCCTTTAATGGATTTTGATTTACTAGATAGAGTTCTAAAGCGCAATGCAAATACAATCAACGCTACCTTAGGTAGACGTACTGACCAGTTATTTAACGCAGCGGATGTTGCTCAAGACTTGTTTAAGGCTGGAGCGCTACTTCGCCTTGGCTACACACAGCGTAACGCTATTGATTCTCAGCTCCGTATTGCTGCCTCAGTTGGCGCTATGGCATCACTTCGCCACCTAGGTCCTGGTATCAAGAATATTGTTAATAACTCAGTACGAGTACCAGCAAGACTGGTTGATAAGTACAGCCCTCTTGGAGTTGCAGCAACACTTGAGAAAGTTCAAAAATCAAGCGTTAGAGTTATTCGTGAACTCGAAGAATTAAAGACCAAGATTGGCGCAGCAGAAGCCAAACTGTCTCTTGACCCAGAAGATGTAGATTTACTTGGTGAGGTAAACACACTTAAACTTCTTCAGGAAGAAAAACTTGCTGTATATAATAGTTATGCAGAGGCTCTTAATAAGTCTAAAAAAGCAAAGCCAAAGGATCGCATTGGCACTGGTACCTTTAAGATAACAACATCTGATGGTCAAGTCTATGAAATAGACGACGCTTTTGGTGGACCACTAGGTGATATGTTCCGCAGGATTGCTTCTTCTGGTAACTCATTTGAGCGTATGGTTGATAGTAATACTGATATGTATGCACGCAATCTAGCATCAAAGGGTATGGGTGCTGTTCGCCCTACAGACCCTGGTTACTTTGAGCAGTGGGCGCAAACACTGCGTCAACAGTTTGGTAACTCTGCAGTGGTTAACAAGATTGTTAATGGTGAAACCATTGACGATATTACTAAATGGCTAAAGACTTCTCCAGAAGGACGCGACTTACGCAGTCGTCTTGGTAAAACTTCAGACGAAGCAGCTGAGTATGTTACTACAATCAGCAACTTCTTTGACACATACTTGCCAATATCTTCAAACTTGCGTAGCAAGTTAAAAGATATAACTGCAGAAGATTTGCGTAGTACCTTTAAGGACCCAACTGACCTACCTATTATTCACGGTCACCTTCTTGAAGAAACATTCTTTAATAAGTCAGACATATGGTATAAAAAGTTTATTAACGGTGCATTCAAGTTACTTGCAACGCTACCAGAAGATACCTTGGCACGTAACCCATTATATGTACATTTCTATCGTCAAGAAGCACGCCGTCGTGTAGATATTGTTGCAGGACTTAAGGGAGATAGAATCTCCTTTGAAGACCAGCAGAAGATTATGGCTCTTTCTCAGAAGTCAGCCCTTCGTGAGATGAAGAAGGTACTCTTTAACATTGAGCGCAAGAGCAATCTTGCTATGGTTATGAAGTACATCAACCCATTCTTCTCAGCACAAGAGAACTCTTACAAGACTTGGATGAAGTTTGCAGTAGCAAACCCTGCCATTGTTAATCGTGGCTATATGGTTTGGCAGGCTCCAAATGAAGCAGGATGGGTGACAGATCAAGACGGAAATCTTGTGCCACCTGGACAAACATCAGGTAATGACACTATGTGGTTTAGTCTTCCAAAGGGATTAACACAAGCAGTTCCTGGCTTAAAATCACTTACCGAAGTTGGTGTTCCTAAAGCATCGCTAGATATTATCTTTCAAGGTGGAATGGATGCCCTATATAACAAGGGTAATCCAAATCTATTTAGCGATATATTCCCAACCGGACCTTATGTGGCAGTGCCAGTTGCAGAAATTACCAAGAACCAACCTGATACAAGAGAAACTCTTAAGTGGTTATTCCCATACGGGTATCCAAAGGATGCTGCATCTGGCTTCTTGCCAGCTTGGGTACAAAGATTGCAGACACGTAGAGAGGGTCAAGATGACCCACAGTTTGCTCGCACATATCAGCTCATCTGGAACACAGAACAAATGCGTGCAAAGCGCAACGGACGTGAACCAGTAAGCGCAGATAAGGTCCTTAGAATGACGAAGGACTACTGGAATATGCGTGTTGCTGCAAACCTTATTATGCCATTTGCTCCACGCTTTGATACTCCTTACAAGTATTATCTTGATAAGACACGTGAGTACAGAAGAGTATATGGAATTAATGCAGACGCTAAGTTCCTAGAAGACTATCCAGAGTTCTTCTCGTTCACATCTAGCCTTTCAAAGAACCCAACAGGCGTTCAGTCATCAATCGCTGCTACAACCAATCTCAAGAAGTATGACAAGTTGATTGGTGAAGTAGTTAACATTGATCCTAAGTTAGTTGGCTTGATTGTCAATGACCCTTCTGGTTATGAGTTCTCACAGTCTGCATACGATTACCTTTACAAGAAGCGTGTATCGGCAGATGCTCCAGATAGATTCCTTTCGTCACAAAGCCCTGCTGAAGCACAGAAAAAGACTGATGCTGAAAAGGGTTGGATTCAGTACAATAAGTTCGCCGATGCACTAGATGCAGAACTTGCTGCTCGTGGTCTGACCTCCATTCAGCAAAGCGGAGCAGAAGACTTGGCTATTATCAAGGATGCCTTTATCAATAAGTTGGCAGTCCAGACTGATGCCGAAGGCAAGCCTATGTTTGATAAGAAGTCAGGCGAGTATGTACGCACAGCCTGGTATGACGATTACCTAGATTCAGATGGGTCTAAAACCAACCGAGT